GCACCGCCACCGCCGGGGAGAAAGGCGAGATCCGCATCCGCTACTGGGACGAAAAGACCGAACGGTACCGAACCGTCATCGGCTATATCGGCGAAGACGGCCTGGAGCCGAACACGCACTACAGGCTCGACGACAACCACCGGTTCGTGAAGGTGGAGGGTTGATCATGAAACGAGCAACCGTTGTAACCGAACTGCCGGCCAGCACCAGCCGGGATATGGACAAGTTCGTTGTCCGACTGCCCGACGGCCTGAGGGCCGAGGTCGAAGCCGAGGCCAAGCGAGACGAGCGCAGCATGAACAGCGTGGTCATCATCGCCCTGCGCGAGTACCTGCATGGCCAGCGCCGAAAGCAAGCGCTCCTCGATGCGCTGACCACCGCCGCCGGAGGCCGCTGATCATGAGCCCCATCACCATCGTTCTCCGCTCAGGCATGGGCATGCAGATCGACTCGGTACGCCCATACCTGCGGAATGGTATGCCCATAGCAATCGGGCGCGCAGGCGCGGTTATCTCGCACTTTGCTGACGGGGACGCACACCTGGCGCTCCGCACCATCGCCGAGTTCCCCTGTCCCGAGCAGGACAACATGCCGGCGGCGAACATGCGGCAGATCGCGCTGGCGGCGCTGAGCGGGGCTGGGGTGAGTACGGAGCCGGGCAACCCTGGCGGCGAACCTGTTTCCGGACCAGGTAATACCGGCGAGCCCCCTGGCCCCGCGCCGAGGCCGGGTGATGACTCCCTTGGCGAAAGCCTTCGAACCCTGGAACGCTGGCTTGATCGAGTGGCAATCGAGGACGGCTATGTCAGCGTGCCGGTGATCGAGGCCGTCGAGGTGGTGGTCACCGAGATGAAGCGCCAGCAACAACCAGTCGATCCGGCCTTCTGCCGCTGCAACCACTGGTTCGCCGGGGACAGCGTCGAAGCGGCCTTCATTCGCCAGCATGGCCAGTGCCAGGACTGCGTCGAGATGGACCAGATGCTGGAGCGGGAAGTGCAGGCCGAGAACGCCAAGCGCTACCTGTGGCTGCGCAACACGGCTCTCTACGCATCGGACCTGGCCCGCGAGGTCAACCGCATGGACAAGAGCGTCGTCAACCTGTTCCCGCGGGGCAAGGACGGCAACCTCCTGGCAGAGGCTGATCTGGACGAGGCCATCGATGCTGCCATGGCGAAGCCGCCGGAAGGCGGTGACGCATGAGCATCACCCTCAAGGGCCATGCCCTCAACCAGCGCCAACTCGACGCTATCACCCCGGTGATGAACGACCTGATTCAGGGTCGGGTTGACCTGGCAAGTTTCGATGATGCCTGCGTCAAAGCCCTGGATAACGCCGGCTGCCCGCTGGGCTATGACACCAGCATGCCCGGTACCGGCAGCACCATCGAGGAGCGGGCCGCCAGATGGCTGAGTGACGGTCAAGTGGGAGCGTCTTCGCGGGCCATCCACGATCACATGCTCGGTCTGCCCATGGAACGCCACCACGCGGCCTATCCCCATGACCCGGACGACCTGAATCGCTGCCTGCTTCTGCTGAACTTGATCCCTGAATGGGCGCCACGCATCCGCGAGATGGCCCAGCACAGCCAGGAGTGGGCCGCACTGGCGAGCAGTTGGGGAAAGCTCACCAACCTTTTCCTGCAAGAAGCTGGGCTGGACTGGCAACGCAGCAGCGGAGCCCCCGAAACCTACGCGGCGATGCGATTCCTACTTGGTGATGCATGAGAAAAGCACTGACCGCTATCGCACTCGTCGCGCTATTTGGCCTGGCCACTGTTGCCGCCGGCGCTGCGCTCCAGCCGTTCAAGACCCTGTTCATCTGGGAGGTATGCCAGTGATGAGAGGCTCCGACATTCCACCACCACCAGGGTATCGCCCTACCCCGCTCGCCACCCTCGGCCAGCAGTTGGTCCGCCTGGGCCAGGCGATGCAGAACCCCAACACCAAGCTCGGCGAGTTGACCGAACTGGTCCAGGCCTGTGGCGTCGACCTGCGGATCTGCGACACGAACAAGGAGAGTCGGGCATGAAGGGCGCAACGATGCATCGGCTGATCGACCTCGGCGTCGACAGCAGCCGTAACCTGCGTGTCCGTATAGCAGCCCTCCGGATGTTCATCCGGGCAGTGCACGCCGATCGCGACGCCAGCTTCGCAGAGCATCGCCAGAAATGGCGACGACTTCTCAAGGGCATGCCGTTCACCGAGCAGGCGCTGGAGCGCGAGCGGATGGCATATCGGGAGCGGGCCAGAGTTGCGGCGCAAGCCATGGAGGAGTGCGGTGCTTGGCTTATCGGAAACTCAGCCATGATCGAGCAGGCTCTGTCATTCGACGACCTGTGCGATCTCCTGGGGGTGAATCATGCCCACCGTGCCGAGGCTGCCGAGGTCTGCGCGGGCGACGCCGGAATCGTTGGCGGCCTGCTCTGGATTGGTGGGGAGTTCGAGGACAGCGCGGACCACAAGAGTGGCCGTTCCAACCGAGGGAACACGGGGCCACTTACCGCAGCGGTCCATAACCTGTTTCAGAAGTTCTTGCTTGAAAACCCGTCGGCCATCCCTGACCCATTCGCCCCGGATGGCCCTTTCTACGGCGCCCCGCGGCAGGAGACGGCGTCAGATGGAACGGTGCAGATTCGGCGACCGGCACTCACCGTCCACAGCCAGGACGGATCGATCCGCACGGTTGAGCGAAAGCCGGAGGCGTATTCGGTAGTGGCGAAAGATGGTGGGGGTCGCCATGGCTAGAACTCTGCTTCGCGTGATGAGGGGAGAGTTTGCGTTCTACCTGACCGAAGGGTCAAAGGGCGGCAAGAAAGGAGGGGCGCGCTGGGCCTTATACCGGACCAGTGGATTCGGGAAGGTCAAAGACGGCTTTGTCTTCGTCAACAGTGGTGACCGCGCCAGACTGCTGGCAATGACAAACGACGGTGAGCAAATGGATGCCTGCCAGGCACTGTTCGACAGTAAGAAACGCCGGGCCTACGTTCGGCGCTGCGAGATTCGCGGCCCATCCGGCCGCTGGGAGGGGCTTGCATTCAAGCCTAGGCCTCAGGAATGCGCTACCTGACTGTTAAAAAATTCGCCAGCGAGTCTGGCTACACCGAAGACGCCGTGCGCTCGAAGATCCGCGACGGAGTCTGGCGCTTCGGCGAGATATGGAAAAAAGCACCGGATGGCCGGACGCTTATTGATGTAGAGGGGTATGAAGCATGGGTAGAGATGGGCGGGGAGTCAGGGCGGTCTCTGATTCGAGTATCGAAATCACGTTCATGTATCGCGGCGTCAGGTGCCGGGAGCGCATCTCGCTCAAGCCCACCGCCACTAACCTGAAGCGAGCAGAGCAGCACAAGGCGGCTATCGAACATGCGATCGCCGCCGGTACCTTCGACTACTCGGTGACATTTCCTGGATCTCCGCGCGCCGCCAAGTTTGCGCCTGAGGCGTCACGCGAGACGGTTGCGGGATTCCTTGGCCGATGGCTTGAGTCGAAGCGCAAGCATGTCTCCAGTAGTACCTTCGAGGGCTACAGGAAGATTGTAGAGCTTCGTCTGGTGCCGGCCCTAGGGCCCGTCATGGTGGTCGACCTGAAGCGGAAGGCCGTCAAGGATTGGCTGGACACCCTGAAGGTGAGCAACAAGACGCTCAGCAATATCCAGAGCTGCCTACGCTCGGCCCTCAGCGATGCGATGGAAGAGGAGCTGATCGACAGCAACCCCCTCGCCGGCTGGACGTACGCAAGGAAGGGAGAGGTCAAGGTCGACGACGTGGACCCATTCTCGCCGGAAGAGCAGCGGGCGATCCTGAGCGCCCTCGATGGTCAAGGGCGGAACCTGGTGCAGTTCGCATTCTGGACAGGGATGCGGACCAGCGAACTCGTCGGCCTCGAGTGGGGCGATATTGACTGGCTCCGCGGCGAGGCGCATGTCACTCGCGCCATGACCCAAGCAGCCAAGGGAAAAGCGGAGGTGACGAAGACCACTTCCGGCCGGCGCAGCATCAAGCTGCTCGGCCCTGCGCTGGAAGCCCTGAAGGCGCAGAAGGCATTCACCTACCTGGCCAACCAGGAAGTCTTTCAGAACCCGAGGACGGGAGAGCGCTGGGCCGGTGACGGCCCGATTCGAAAGACGCTCTGGATGTATGCGCTGAAGAAGGCTGGTGTGCGCTACCGCCGGCCGTACCAGACGCGCCACACCTACGCTTCGATGATGCTGTCTGCTGGTGAGCATCCGATGTGGGTGGCGCAGCAGATGGGGCACAGTGACTGGACCATGATTGCACGCATATACGGTCGCTGGATGCCATCAGCTGACTACAACGCGGGCGAAAAAGCAGAAGTGATGTGGCGGCCCATCGACATGCAGGACTTTACCGAAACTCTTACAAAGAAAAACCCATAAAAGTCCCCATCCCAGAAAAAGTGCTGTTGCTGAATTCCATGCCTCCGGAACGAAGAGATTTTTCGTCGCCGACTATATTTAGCCCAATCGGCCTTAAGTCCATCTGAAAAATATTAATTTCGTCATCAACCTCAGATCGAATGGACATAATGACTTGATCATTAACAAACACGAGGACGACACCAGACTCAGTGGTGACTCGGACAAACGGAAACAGCGGGATGGAGGATTCTACAATCGGTACAAAAGACTTCATATCCGCATCAGCAATAGCCTGTATCCAAATTTGAGGTTTATTTCCTTTTCCAACTAGGAGCGGCAGAACTTCATCCACCGAAAGAATGAAGGTGCTGCCGCTGAGCAAATTGCTGCAAAGTTTAACCTTCGAATAAGGAATATAACCTTTTGGAAGATTACTTTTCGTTATCACTTTGCGCCCCTAATAAAATGATTCTGGCTTGCCGAATCTTTGAAAAACTTCCCTATTCGCTTCATTAATTTCTTCTTCTCATTGGGCACAAACGCGCTAACAACAAACAACAACGCAGTAATCAGAGATAAAATTGATAACACTATCACATCCCCTGACGCAACATCATTCGGGGTATTAAGGCCGTCTTTATAGACGTTTTGGAGAAGAGTGACCGCCGAGCCAATAGCTACAAATAAAAAGCTCGTCGCCCAGTT